TGACCTGAACCAAGTACCTGAACTTGAAGTCGAGTAGTTGGTGATTCGTAAGTTGTGTATGACTCTGGTGAAACAATGTATGAGGAGTTATCGATAAGACCAGATACTCCGATATTTGGATCAACAAATAAATTCAATCCAAGAATTGAGCCAGTTAGAGCTGTAGGAGTTACTGCACCTGAAGCATTTGCTGGTTGAGCAGCTGTGTAAAGAGCACGACCTGTTGAATCAGCAAATCCCATGAGTGCTGCCCATGTGTCTGTTGATGCAATCATGTTCTTAGCAAACTGACCAGTGCCCTTGTAAGCAGCAGCAGTTTCTGTTGCTACGAATGATTGGTATCCAGCTTTATCAGCTGTTACTGCTGTTCCTACTGTACCGCCTGCAAGAAGTGCTGCAATTACTGCTGCATCTGTTGCGTTAGCATATGCATTTGAAAGATTACGAATCATCTCGTCATAAAAAAGTGGCGCTGATCTGTCAAGGAGCTCCCAGCTTACAAATTGGCGGCCCGCGAACTTGTTAATATCCACTGTAAGATAGTCAGAGGTCATCCCGACTGATGTAACAGCAGCACCTTCATTTACATCTGCAACTGAACCATTGCCAGTTACACGAGGAATTGTGAAACTAAGTCCTGAAGCTGGAAGCGCTCCGCGAGAACCTGCTTCAATTGCAGCTCGTGATGTAACCTGATTAGTAATAAATTCGTTCATGTGCAAAGGCAAAGTTAAACCTGTGTTTGTAGTTGTTGAATCGTCAGCTGCGCGAACAATGCGTAGTGATTCTTCTGAACCTGTTGCTGCCTTGATTGTGTGCTCCAAGTATTGACCTGAAGTAATTGGTGCAATGCGCTCGCGCACATTTGTCACAGTCACAGTTGGTCGAGCAGCTTCAACCGCTGCTGCCTCTACTGGTGCTGCAACTGTCTCTGGAGTATTCTCCACAGCTGTCTCGCTTTCTGTTGGTTGGGTTTCTTCGACTACTGCTTCTGGAGTTTCTTCCTCAGAAGCGGCAATATCAGTAACTTGAGCAGACTTAAATGCTGGCTCTGTTACTAAACTTACTTCCATAAGACGGGCAGCAGTTACATGCATAACGCCACTCTTACGATTTGACTTGAGAACTTCGACACCGACTGAAAGGCCAGATGTCAAGCCTTCACTTGCAGTAATAAGTGCATCGTTACCGCGTGTTGATGCACTAATCTTAAAGCTGGCATAAATGCCTTCGCCTTCTACATCATTAAAAAATTGTGCCTTACCTAAAGGCTCTTTTGTGTTGTGCTGGTTAAGCAACTTAATACTTTTTGGATCTTCTGGAAGTTGGATGCTTCCCTTTTCAAATACGACTGCGCCTGCTGAGGTTGAGCCGACTTCGCCCGTTCCCATTGGCACAATTTTGCCAGAGATAATTCTCTTAGCAGTATCAGCAGTTAAATCTGCTGAGAATGTGAGGATGTTTTCCATTAGCTCATGCCTTCGCTTCCATTAGGTGTTAGGTCTGTCATTTCCATCGCTTGCTCTACAGTAATAAGCCCCAGAGCCAGTAACTTTTCAATTACAAGTAATTCATCCATTGGATTAGCACGCAAGAATGATGCGTCTAAATCAAATCGAACTTCGTTGCCATTTGCAGTTATGTCATTCATTGATAAACGATCTTCAATTGCACAAATAAAAGGTTGCAAAGTTAATGAGACAAACTGCTTACGAGAATCTAACAAGTTGCTGTATGTCATCGAATTGTTCGCGTCAGCAGATAAATAAAATGCATCGACATTGCAAAGACGCGCAATTTGTGTTGCATAATCTTGTTTTGCTTCGTTGTACATCATATCTTTAGGAGAAAATGATGTAGCGTTATAGCTGAGAGTAGAAGTCAAATAAGCAGTCGCACGATTTGCTCTTGCGGTTTTCCAAGCTGCTAATAATCCTTGAACTTCTTTAGGATCAAGGTCAGCACCAGAGTTGGAGATATAACCCGAAGGCATTGGCGTGGCTGCTGCAATTGCACTGGCAGTTTCTAAATCTAAAGCTGCTCTTAATACTTGACCACCAGTAGTTAAGATTCCATCGCTTAATGCTTGGAATGTAACCATATCTTCGTTAGATACTTCTTTACGATCTACATAATAAGATTCAACAGTTAAAGCATCTGCAGAATACTTAGGAGTTACACGATAGTTAGGCAACCATTCGAAAGAAGCAGGTCTGCCATCTTCCTGATACCTAGATTTTACCAACCAGTAACTTACGCCATAAAATAGCAATGATTCACATGTATATGAAATCGTAACTGAACGAGGTTGATTGAAACAAGGTTGATCCATCCAGACTGGCTTGCCTAATTCTTCTCCAGTTGATTTGCGGTATAACTCTAAAGGCATTGAAGCTACTGTGTTGCAAATAAGATTTCTAGCGCGGACAAGGCTAGGTATTCCAAGTGCCATGTTACGATCAATGTTGGCAAAACCAGAGAACATGTATGGATCGCCAAGATTTTGTGGGGCATATTGCGCTACGACAGTCGGCTTAGATTCCTTTGGTACTGCTCGCGTAAATATACCCATAGTCATAAATTGTAGCACTTGTCAAGTAATTAGACAATGTGGTATCGCGTGTCTAAGTCACAATCTGAGGTTTAGGGGCTGGAAGCATTAACTTGCTCACGACCATTGCAAGTCCAATCGGTGCTGAAATATCGCCTGCTGATTTCCGCTTTATGATTCTCCAAGCTGAGTCGTTTTGCTTAGCTGCTGTATTCGTGAATTGCTCAATCAATTCCTTCTGCCCATTATGAACTACTCGAAGATTAGTCATTCCTTCTAGCAAGTCTCCACATGCTTTATAGAATTGCTGGCCTGAAACATCTTCAACCATTACCCCGCTTTGAGCCAAGCGATCCGCAATAGTTTGAGTTGCATATTTGTCAAAGCAGACTAAACGAGGCCGATAGATGTCGCACCAGCCTTTTATGGCTGCTGCCATCTTTAATTCATCAATTGCTACCTGAGAGCTGTAAGTTTCAAGGATACCGATGCCAATCCTTCCATCTGGAAGCAACTGACCCGCGACAAGGCTTCCATTTCGTCTAGAAGGACTGACATCGAATCCAAATACAGTATATGCCCCAACAGACATCTCAAGAGTGCTATCTGAACTATTCTCAAGGACTTCAGTACTGAAAGGACAGCTCAAACTTGTAATCCATTGACAAAGCGTTTCGGTTCGTGCAGCTTCTGGAGTTGAAGTTGCAATCGTCTCCTCGATGGCCTCCTCCGAAATTAAATATCCAAGTGAAGGATTTGCCATAGCCCAAGCTTTACGATCCCAAATGTCACAGAACTCTGGAGCTGAGTATTCGTAATAGCCTAAAGACTTAGGCGGGTAGTGCTTACAAGAGTCATGCAAATCATTAAGCACTTTTGAGAACGCATCTCCAGCATTGCTAGTAAATAGACGCTGGCTATTGATTCTCGCTAAGGTCACGCTTTTTGCAGCGTCCATTGCTGCTTCTGATACCTCGCGTAATTCATCGATCCATAAGAAATCGCTTGACCTGCCGCGAGCTCCGTCCGAAGTTGCCGCTGCTACTTCTAGCTGCGCTCCAGATGCAAGGATGATTCTTTCATCTCCGTTAGTTCTGCGAATACCCTTCTTGATGTCTCCATCTTTGAGTTGGACTCTCAGAAAATCATTTCTTTCAATGATGTCAGCCATTATGTTAAATGACTTCATAGCCATAGCTCTATTAGAGGACATAATCAAGATGTCCTTCTCTCCAAAGCAGAATAAGCCCGCAAGACACCTCATTCTGGCCAAATGGCTCTTTCCTGATTGACGGGCTATCAAAAGCAAGCTGGTCTTACGAACGAACATCGAATCCTTATCAATAGCGCACATATCATTCAAGATCAGTTTTTGCCATGCTAATAAAGGCTGACCGATTCTCTCAGCTAGTGCAGCGACCTCATCTCCGCGTGATTGACCCTTTAGGAATGGCGAATGTAGGCGGGGTTTCAAATTCCCCACAAGCTTCTTTTTTGATTTGGGTTTAGTTGTCATTGATTCGGATTGGGTCGGGTCTTAAAGGGACTATCCAGCATCGGTACCGACTGAGTCGGAGAGAGAGAGGCAGGAGAGCCAGAGGGGGTAGCCGTGCGACCTAAAAAAACACGGTCTGAGCGTGCGCCCTTGCGTAAATTACAGGCAGCACAAAGCACCCGTAGATTTTCTAAGCTGTGGTCTCCACCAGCGACTCTTGGGATGATGTGATCTATGTGCATTTCGCCTTCATCTGTACCACACAATGCACAGATGCGACCATCTCTTTTGAATACTTGTAACTTATGTACTCTGTATCTTCGATGATTGATATTCTCTAATGCCACCCGTACTTACTCCAATGATCTAAGGCTATACATGGCTCACCATATCGATGGCCTATATAGTCTAAGCCCCATTGTACTTGAGTCCAACCATCTTGATTCTTAAGCCACTCACTCTTGCCTTGAGGAATACCATAATGACTACCATTACTTGCTAATGGATTCCATGCTGATTCTTTACCATAGAGCTTTAATAAGCATTTATATTCTTTATAGTTAAAGTCTAATAGATAGAGAGAATAAGTCTTGTAATCAATATAATCTTTTTGTTGCACTGATTCAGAGCTACCTGCATAAGGCATTATGCATAGAGCTATCCCAATAGCTACTAGCACCCCGCAAGCTACGCCCCTGAAGGGCTTGCGGTGAGCCTTTGAGAGGCTCTGCGCCGTTAGCGTACCATATGTGTCAATGATGTGCATAACTCGTGTCCTAACTAAGCGTGAAGTGAAGTTCTGCCCCTACTTATCCACAGATGTTAATAACTTATTTATCTTTGCCCCATCCAGTACCCTTGAAGATTGCCCCTACTGGACTAATTACTTTGATCATAGGTTCATTACAATAAGTGCATAGAACTGTGGGTTTATCATGCCAGCCATGATGCAGCTCATTCTTTAATCCGCATCTTCCGCATTTGTAATCGTAGGCTGGCATGTTTTACATTCCCCAATCATCCATGATCCACAGCCATCACATCTAACAATGTCTGCTTCAGTCGGTTTAGTGTTTAAGTGACCATACTTTAATTCTAGAAGTGGAAGCAAGTCTTGGAGCTGGATGATGCAGGCATATTCCGCTGCATTCTCGCCCTGTCCATTGAGACGAAGTACCGCAAAGCCCAATTCCCCCGAAAGAGCTGTGCGCTTACGAATCTGCTCCAAGACTGCCTTTGGTTGAAATCCAGCCCTTGCCTTGACTTCACAGTCAAAAGGTACAGACTGAATATCTTTACCATTCCCCCTTCCCACACTAGCGAATGGCCATACAGTCGATAGGTACTGTGCGACCACCCGCTCTGTGCGGAAACCTCGGTGCTTTCTGTGTTGGCTAATGGTTCATCCCAGCCATGTAGCCCATTGCAACTCCACCAATGAATAAAGCTAATGTTAAATACATAAGCAATGCTTCCTTATCCATTGACTGCCCTGCACTTATTACATGACCAAGTGCCTGCAACTACCACACCTTCAACAATTCTTGCAGTGATCGTAATGTCAGAAGCTAGTGTTGGCTCGTTGCATAGTTGGCAATTAACTGTATCAATCATAGGCACATCTTCCACATTAACCCAGCCGTCAGCTGTGTGAAATTCTGCATACCCCATTATACCCTCGCTTTCTGAGGTTCCCATTTGCCATTACTTCCGATGTTGTACCAAATCGGAGGACATTGATCCATGCCACCAGTCTGCCCCTTAGACTGGCATGTCATGCGACCCCATTCTTTACCATTCTTCTGACTTATTCCTGTCTGCCATACCATTTCGCCATGAACGCAGGATGGAGTATCCATCTGTGTATTGACAATCTCTGCAATTACTGCTTGCTCCTTAAAAGATGTGTTCCAATAATCAACATCGACTGGTGCTGCATCTGGCACAACCTGTAGAGCTGGATGATTGGGTGCAACCTTCTTCATTTCTTCGCGGCTAGGACGCTTTCCTTTAGGAGCATAGCCCGCATTTGCAAGCGCTCTGCCAATTGCAGATGTCTCGCAATTCTCCAATGCAGAAGTTTGATTGACCCCGCGAGCGCTAACCGTTTCCTCAGCGTACCCCGTTGCCCATGCGATGCTATCTTGGCTAGTCTTAAAGAGATAAGCCTTAACAATATATCTGCTAGCTTCCACAACTTCCAACTCAGTGCTAATGCGAAAATCTGGATGGTCTTTAATAAATTTTTCAAGTCTCACCTCAACTGGTTCATAATCCGCCAAATTAAACATATAAGTCATTCTCCTCTGTTTGGAGTTGTCCAGCTATTGCTAGATAACTGGCTGCATCTATCCAAGAATCTTCTCGAGTTCCATCTTCGATTGTCCTTGCGATTTTGACCAGCGATAGGATAACTGCAACTTGGTAATCTTCCACTGGGATTTCAAGGTAGGCACTGATAAGTCTTGCTGCTCGCGCCATATTGTCACTTGGGTGGCCGTAAGCGAGTCCTCTGTCCTTGTATAGATCAGTGGCAGAACTAAGTATCTCTCCATGTTTCATTCTGACCAAAACTCTGAGCGATTGACTGCTCTGCCCTTATGCCAACCATCGCGATGTCCGCGCTCGTAGGCTTCTTTATATGATTGAAGTATCCATACTATAAAGCTGATACCTGCACCAATGAGGCAGATGATAAGCAGTTTGTCATTGTTGCTCATGCTGAGACCGCCATATTGAATGAATCGTAGTTAGTTAATAGTACCCATGACTCCATGTTGTGATCGTATGACTCTTGAAATGCATAGTCATTCTGCTCCAAGAATGTTCGAGCCATAATCATGCTGATTACCGTGTCATACCAGCAGACTACAGCCCAATCAAATGAAGGCTTATCTGCAAATCTGTCACCTTGTAGCTCCCAGTCATTGCCTTTCCAGCCCATAACTGTGTCTGTCAAATTGTCAAAGTCTTTAGCTGTAATCTTCATTATTTTACCGCCTTGATGCGTGGGTAATGTCCATTTTCTGCAACATACTGAGAGAGTGTGACAACACTTTTGTATTCATTGCAGGGGATGCAATGTGTTCTGTTTGGCACTTGCTCATCACAATATATGCAAAAAAGCGTTTCCTTTGTAACTACTGCACTTTCATAGATTTCTATCGTTGCCATGATTTGCCCTATCCGCACCAACACATTCGGTTGGTTACAGGATTAGTGTCGCACTTACATCCGCCAAATCAAGCATATTTAGGTAACGAAATGATAACGATTTACTGGTACAACTTCCCGTACAAGGTGAATGAGCCATCCTTATTGATGGGTACTAGCATTGGTGAAACATGGTCTCCATGCGTCTCAATGACTGCCACGCTCATCTGCCAATTAGCCGCTCCAGCCTTCAAATAAGAGGCTTTCTTCTTGTCCATGACATTTCCTGCCTCTAAGCCCCAAAGAGTCCTGTATGAGGCTCCTATGCCCTCTGTGAAGGCACTAATGCCTGCCCTGTGCGTGTGACCACAGACGACAGACTTGCCGAACTTCTTAGCCAACCCTAGAGCTGTGAGTCCAGCATTAGAGTTCATTGATCCTTCATCGCCATGAACTAAGACCCATCCCTTGTGAAATTCGAATGGTCTTTTATGAAATCTGATTCCAAGCCCGTTGAAGTCCATAAACTTGGAGTATTCAAGCTCGGGCAATCCGATGAGGCTAGGTGCTCGTAGTAGCGTATGGTAGAGCCTATCCGTGTGGTTGCTTCTAGTGACATCTGTTGTGCCAAGTTCATAGAGAATATCCTGCGCAAGGCTTCTGTCAGCATCTAGCGTACCTTCCCACTCTAACTTAGTACCTTGAGCCCATCGCGACTGAGACTGCATATCTAGCTCATCGCCTGTGTTTAGGATGAGATCGAACTTCTCCCGCTTTACTAACTTAATAAGATTCTTAACAGCTTGCTCATGATGGTATGGGATTTGTAAATCCGATATAACAAGATAGCGGGCTTTAGTCATCGTCCTCATCTTCGTAGTTGCCGAACTTCTCTGGATCGACAGGATTAGGCAATATCCATGCAGGGTAAGCATTAGGCTCAGTAATCATGAACATGGCTACATCTTCTTTAAAGCCTGCTCGCTTAAGACTACAGAAATACTCATAAAGCCCAATGCAATAAGCATCTAGCTTTGAGTAACCTTGATCCTCTAATGCCTTAGTTGCTTTTCTTGCCATGAGAAAATTATCGCTCTAGAAGTATGTTGTAAATCTCATCGACACGCTGATTAAGGCGTTTAATCTCTGAGAGTAAATGAGTAATGACATAACCAGCAAGGCCGCCGACTATTGCCAGTGTCGCTAGGTATAGCGTGTAGAAGTCAGATTGTGTCACTTCTTAATTCCTAGTGCTGGGTCATTAGCATTGAGGAAGCGCAAGACTGGTGGAAGGATTGAAGCTACGCCTGCTGCAATAAGAGCTTTAGGGTCTGTGACACCAGCTGCTGCCATTGAGATTACTGCTACTAAAAAGGCTCTAGCCCAAGAACCTGCTGCTGTCTTTAGTTCATTCATTACTGGCTCCTAACATAGGTACTTGAAAAAAAGAACCATCATTGTCAGCTTCTTGCGAAAACGAGACATGACAGTGGTGGTTGTGTTTGTTTGAGCCCTCGTATGTTCGCCAAGCCCAAGCCTTTTTGCTTGAGGCGATACGACCATCAAAGATAATGTAGGTAATGCGCTTTTCTCTTTTAGACTTGCATAAGAGACGAATCTGATCTGCAATATCTGGCATGAGGTCTGGCTTGCTCCGACCACTGACATCACGATCCACATCGATGGCACGAACCCAGCCATTAGCATCGGGATTATGATCGCTAGGACGAGATGCGTGTCGGCTATCACCAATCCAGCCATCCGATGTGCGGTCACGACTTGGGTATGAATCATCGAACTGCTCTCGTAACTGACTTGCAGCTTTAGATAATCTTGGCTTCATGAGCAATTATCTTAGTCAAGTGTTCCACTTATATACCAAGTGCCTTTAAGTCGTCAGCAGTTAGATGAAGTGCCGCAAGTTTTGCTTCTGCTTCTGCTTTAGCCGCTTTGGCTTCTGCTTTCTTTGTGGCAATAACTTCTGCTTCTGCTTGGTGGTTTTCGTATTGTGCCAATTCTTCAGCGTTCATTTCTCTGTCGATAATTTTTCCGGTTTCGACATTGTGTTCTTTTATTATTAGTGTCATTTAATTTATCCCATACAATACGTAAGTTCCAGCCGTCCACGTGCCACCACTTATTGAAAGATTGACACTCGTAACCGCTGAAAGAGTTTTGGCAAAACCTGTGTTACTATAGTTATTTGGCACACTTGCACCTGCTAGATGGTAATTTGTCCACCGCATAGGTTTGTAGGCTGTCGTGTTGGCGTATTCCGTAATATCTAAAACATAAATCGAACCAACTTGTGCGGCAATCATTGTGTTGTAAAACGAATAAAAACCACCAACACTATCTCCCGTATCACTAGCGGTCGTCCCACCCGAAGCATTTACTCTGTAATAAGAATAATCAGATAATGAATTTACTGTTGCATTTCCACTTGTAATGCTGCCACTAAAAGTTGCACCATAAAGCACTACGCGTAGATTTTTGTAAGAACCTGAAATGCTGGTTAAAGATAAACTTGACCCGCTCAGTGAACCGCTTGCTAAAGTTGTCATACCGCCACTGCTCGCGGTAGCCCACTTCAAGCCAGTTGCGGTGGAACTATCCGCCACAAGTGTTTGGCCGTTTGTGCCTACTGCAAGGCGTGCTGGTGTGTTATCGGCAGTTGCCGTAATAATGTCGCCCTTAGCATCCACGATTGAGTTCTGGATGGCATTTGGATCATCAAGGGAAACCCAAGCTGCACCTGTGTAGATTTCTACAACATCTGTGTCTTTGAGGTATGTAACCATTCCCTCTGCGAGAACGCTTGCAAGAGCAGTTGTACGCGCTGCTGCACTAGCAAAGACCATTACTGTCTGTTGCTGTAAATATAGATTCACATCGGATGCCGATAGAACATCACCCGTTGCGAACAGTTTGTATCCTGCTCCTGCCATTGTTACTCCTTAGTAGCTAAAAGACGATACCCCAAGGATACCGTATTGTGTCGAATCTAGAATGAAGCCATCGATTATTGGCTCTAGTGTTGTAAATGTTGTCAGCCATGAATTAGGGGTGATGTCATGGCTGACACCTTGAATCTGTAAAGTCTTGGTTATTGTTGATCCACTGTCTGTTGTATTGGTAATAGTCACAGGGTCAAAGTAATCAAGGCTTAGCCCTGCGGTAACTCCAGCAGAATAGTTCGCTGTCATAAGGTCAAGAGTCAAAGCATCAATCCGGATGCTGGTGTCCTTACGAGATGCCACATAAGCCTTAGCAAAGTTGAGGGCTTCTGCATCGGTTTCCATAAGCAGATTCTGCTGTGTGTAAGAGTGCAAGAAATAAGTGTCGATGGAAGCGGCATCACTGGCTACTTGGGTCGTACCACCAGTGCGCTGGATGTTGGCTTGGTTATAGACCAGCTTGTCATCAAAGGCGAACTTAACATTGGCATAAGGAATGCCTGTGCCAGTCTGGTTAAAAACTGTTGGTGTACCACCAATAGATGCCGTTGTAAAGGCTCTGTCTTGGAATACAGCGTTGCCAGCAGGGTCAATATAGAAAGCACCATACTCTGTCAGTTCGACTGTCTTAAGGGCTGTAAGTGCTGCTCTAGAGCTTGCAGGGTCGGCTTGGCAGGTTGTTTGGCCTGTGTCAATATCTCGCATAGTTATTGGCCAGTTGATTGTGTCTAGAATCTTGCCAATGCGTGTGCCAGTAGTCTGACCTGCTGCTGATCCAGTAACTGTAGTAATGGCAGAAGTGTTAAATATCTTAAAGGCATCAAAGGCAGTGATTGTCACATAAGCAGTCTCTTGGCCTTGAGGGAAGGTGTAGCGATAGTCAGCTGTATAACCTGAAAATAAGTAATACTCAGTGCCAGCATAGTTAGCAGAAATGCGAAGTTTTCTAGCAGGTTGAAGATAGCCATAAATCGGAGAAGAAGTGTTCTGGGGATTGAAATCACCATTAGGGTCTAAGATTCTGACCGTTGCCTGACCAGCATCATAAGTATCCTGCAACACATTGCGACCTCTGCGAATAGCGATATTAGTAGTCGATGTTGAGTAATCAATGACTAGAGCAGCATTATCGGCTAATACATTTGTACCAAGAATACCCTTGACAGGATCATCTAAAGTAAGTGGAATGCCATAAGCTGGGCCATTAGCAAAGTTTATGGATACTGAAATGGTTGCTGGAAGTGCCATTAGACCGCCGTGATGACTGCTTGACGACTATATCCAATAGCTGTGCCAGCCCAACCAGAAGCTGCTAGGGCTTTGTTGATTGCTTCATTAAGGTCATTCTCGGCAATAATTGAGCCTTCAATGTTTGTATTAATGGTTACGCCAACAGGTAATTGATTACCTGTGCCAGAAGTACCTAAGCCAACTGTGGATGGCGTTGATGTTGTAGCACCGCCATTAGAGGTAATACCTAGAGATGCATTAGTTGCTCCCACAAATGGCACATAGCCACCAAGAGCAGCCTTTTGTGCTGCACCTAAAGAAGCAAAAGCAGAAGCTGCTGAACCAGCAAAAGACTTGAAATAACCTTCAAGTGTATCTAACTGCTCCTTGACAGACATAATGTTCCAGTTTTTGAAGATATTATCAAGAGGTTTAATGTTCTGTAGGGTGCTAACTAACTTTTCTGTATTCTTTTGAGCATCATCCAACATTTTGGTATATTTGTCTATTTGGTCGATGTTCTCAGATTCAATAGCCTGCATGAGCTTGAGACGGATACGATCTTCTTCTGAAATCTTACCCTTGAGAGCTGCTTCAATCTGAATTTTCTGTAGATCAAAAATTGCTTTGGCTTTAGCTAGTTTGAGTGCATCCTGCTGAGATTTTAATGTCTTTTTGTTACTTGCTAAAAGGTCGGCCTGTTGCTTCTTAGCAGCAGCGGCTGCCTTAATTTCTGCCTGATTTCTGGCATAAGTTCCAGCAGGACTTTTTGAACGATTAGTCAATGGAGTTTTCATAGTTGGAATAATTCCAAACTTAAAATCAACTTGACTTAAAGCCTCTGCCATGAGTTTAGGAGAAATAATAGTTGCCAATAACTTGCTAAAAAAGTCAATCTTTGCAGTTGCTTTATCAATGCTTCCATTACCCGCAAAAGTAGCAAAAGCATCTATTAACGCTCCACCGATTGTCTCTGAAGCGTTGGCCGCTGCGACATTGAGTTTATCTAGTTTTCCTGTGTATGTCTCTGCCGCTAAAGCTGCTTGACCATTGGAAATCTTTGTAATTCTGGCTAGGACTTCCTCAAATGACATTGCGCTTAACTGAGCTTTACTTAGACCCAATCCATATTTCTGCAAACCCTTTGTATTGCCCGCAAAGGCTCTGGCAATATCATCTGCCACAGAGACAACATCCACACCACTCTGAGCGCTTAAATCAAGAGCAGTCTTTAGTAACTCTTGAGACTTACGCCAATTTCCAGTCGTGGTCACTAACTTCTGATAAGCGGGTCTCAAAAAATCATCGAGAACGCCGTATTGCTTTTCTAAATCCGATATAAATGTCTTAACTGCTGGATCAGCAAAAGCAAGACCTAAATTGTTAAGAGTGCGGGATAGAACTCTGGCTGCTTTATCATCAGCTGCAAAAGCCAGAACTGCCTGCTTGCTGTATTGAGCTAAGGCTCTGGCTCCAAATGCTACGCCGAATCCTTTTGCAACATCGCCAATAGTTTTAGTTAATTTCTTAGCCGCTGAGTCAGCCTGCTTAAATGCCTTTTTGCCAGTAAATTCTGCTGCAATGTCAATGACTACATTACTCATGCTGACTCCCTTGAACTACTAACAGTTGCTCGCTTATTAAACTTTACCCTAGTGTTTTCAATAGCCTGCATGATATGAACAAGTTGCTTGCCCTCATCCTGTTCCCAAGCGCGAAAGATTGCACGACCACGCATGTCACCGCCCGCCCCTGCTTTTTTGCGTCCGTACAATGGGCCTTGCTGAACGAATCTCGCTCCAGCGTTAGGGTTATTAGATTTGCTTCTTGGATCACCATTAGGATGAGTACGACCAGCAGTTTCATAAATGGCACCCGCTGCTGACTTATTTCTTACGCGAAATAGAGAACGAAATCCTCTTGCATTAGGCTTGCCATAACCAGTTCGATAAACAATGCCACGCTTGATTTCAGCTGCATTGTAAAGTGGAAACATGCGTAAGCGGCCTTCTGTGTTGAAGGTTCTAAACATGGAAGTCTTAGCAGTAATCTGCCGACCTTTAGCTTGGTCATTCCAATTGTAAAGATTGTTAGGAGCCATTGAAGGAATGAATCCTCTGGCATCCTTTTGGATTACTTTGAGAGACTTTGTTATCTCATCTGTCAGTTCTTTAGCCAAATCTGGAGCATAGGCATTGAGAGCCTTACGGAGTGCGATTACGCCCTTTACTTCTACTGGCATCGCTGGACTCCTTTGCTTCATCTCTGAGACCCTGCAACAAGGCTTGAAGCATTGTTGGGTCTAACTCTAGTAACTGCTGTGGCGCGACCCCCAACCTAATGCTCAAACGAGCAATGAGGTAAGTGAATGGAAGATCGCGCTTTAAGACAAAGGGTCTGAGTCCAACACCTCAACACTTTTTAGAGTGCTGATGAAAGTCTCCAACCTTGCATCTACTGGCTCACCTAACCGCTTAACAACTTCATGAGCTAAAAAATACACTTGGGTCTGCATTTCTTCTTCTCGAAATGCCTTGTGAAACCCAATCTTGTAATGCTGTTCGAATAGATATTCGATAAGAGGAGTTACTTCCCCTTGCACTACTTTTCCATCTAGAAATGTAACTTTTAACTGTGCCATGATTTGCCCCTTTGTTTAGTTGTTTAGAATGTACCTGTTGTTGCTACTGTGATTGCTCCTGAGACCTGAAAAGTCAAAGACTGCACGCCTAAGCTAGAGACATCTCCGTTAATTGGAGTAATCGTATCAACCAAGATTAGCCCACTGTAAAATGGATTAGCAGCTGAACCTGTTGTTGATTTATCTAGCGCGCACTTGAAGTATGCGTTAGTAGCGAACAAAGTATTGAGTGACTGCAATACAGCAGAAGCTGCATCATCATTGATTAGATCAACAGTAATGCTGTTATTCTGCAATCCAGCCACATAACGATGACCTGTATCACCCATAGCTGTGGTCTCGATCTGATCTACAGAACGAGTCAATGTGAAGCTTGTTACATACGCGCTAAGATCGATTGAGGCAGGGTCTGTTGCTCCTACTTTGAATCCAACCTTATTTACGATTCCCTGTGCCATTATTATTCCTCATCTTTCTTAGTGACTGGTTTTGGTGCTGTTGCAGCTTGACCGATTCGCACGAGCCATTCTGCGTTTGCTTTGTCGTTATCGGACATGATTAACTCCAACTTGTTAGGATTGATACGGACATCTCGCAACTGAGAAGGTCTCCCGAAACAGCATTGAGAACACTAGGCGCACTGATTGCACTTACATTATAGGTGAAAGAAGATGCTGCAAGGAGGTTAAACACTCGCACAACAAAATCTTCTATGCCATTCAAATTGCCTTCGTTATCAAATAACGGACATGTAATAATCAGCTTGAAATTGGCAAAAGGACTAATTGAAATCTGTGAATTATTATTAGGAGTCAGATAAGGATTATCTGGGCTGACAATTACGCTGTTTGCGAGAACTGTCGATGGCGGAAAAGCAAAAGTTTGCCATCTAGTGTTATCGACTAAGGCAGTTGCTAAAGTAGTTCTAAGAGTAGTTATCGCTGGTGTCGGCATTTAGCCCACCATGCTGCGAGGGTCGAGTGCGTGGGCAATCATGCCCCGAATCTTTGCCAGAAGTTGTGCTGACATGCGATAAGGGGATGGCTGGAAATCGACAAGATTAGAACCTGAAAGGGTAGCGGTTCGGGCTTGCCAGATTTCTACGCTGATCATAAGAGCAGCGTTTTGCACAGCTTCATCTAAAGTCCAGTCTGTGTAGGTGGTTGTAGATACAGTGCCATAAGGGAAAATTGGATGGTATGCCTGAGCAACAGTGTGACTGGTTGTTACGCTAATTGAATAATCGCGTACTTCTGTGATTGTCTTAGTGCCGTTATATGAACCACCTGAATTAGCAATTGTTACGCTTTGACCTACATAAAAAGTATCAACAATGTTATCGTTAAAATATAGAGTGCCCGTGCCTACTACATTGCTATGAGCAATTGAAAACCATTTTGGAGCCCATAGCATAGGAACAAGGACTGCATCCGCAGCATCGCAGACGGATTGAAGGGTCGCGTCACTATACAATGTGCCAACTCCAAGTGTGGAGCGTAATTCAGCAACTGTTGTAAGTGCCATTCCTTTTCCTTTCTCAAGACTCTGGGGATCAGAGGGCTACTGATCCCCAGAGCGACTTAGAGTGTTGCTAGTTTTTAGACATTAAACTTGCGAATCGCAAGTGGATTCTTGATTGCAATTGCGAGATAACCATAAACCGCAATTTCCACCTGACCTGAACCAAGTACCTGAACTTGAAGTCGAGTAGTTGGTGATTCGTAAGTTGTGTATGACTCTGGTGAAACAATGTATGAGGAGTTATCGATAAGACCAGATACTCCGATATTTGGATCAACAA